GTTTTCTGAAAAGGCTCTCTTTCTCTTATCATTATTTTCTACAAAATTTCCTTTCTTTATTTAAATATCGCTTTAAATGGAGGTGATATTTATCTTAAATTTTATTCATTTACCAACTGATTTGATTTCTCTAAACAGATTCAAATCTTTTATAACTATGTTTAAACTCAGTTCTCTGTACTGCCTTACAGAGACGCACAATGATCCCTTATCTTTCAGTGAGCCACGGAACTAGCTTACTAAAAGTGTGGATAGTGTATGAAGTGGAGTCAATAGACTACAGTTAGCAGTGTGCCACTTAAAATCCAGGCTTGCTTTCGTTCCTGAGCTCTATCCTATTGAACTAAGATAGAAGCTACATAATACCCGTTCAAGTAATAACACAAATTCAAAAGATGTAGATACAGCATTAACCCATGTATCCCCCAATCAACGCGGAACTGTTTCCAGTTCTTTCTCTAATCCCCAATTCGACAATCTTAACATTTGTAGAATGTTTGATAATGGGTTGTCTTACAAAAGACAATCTTTTCCCGAACAGTGCTCTAAACCTCCCCCAAACACAACTTCTACCTATCATATTTCTGTTGAAAGTTTTCTGTCCCGTCCTGTACTTCTTGCTTCTTATACTATAACTAACACATCCTTTTATCTTGGTAGTGTGGATATTGGTACGTTCTTTGCTCACCCCATGATCCAAGATAAGATTGCTAATTATAGATTTTATCGTGGCAATATGAATTACAAACTTGTTCTCAATGCTAGTATTCAAGCTTTGGGAAGAGTAATGATTCTCAGCAACCCCTACTCCAGTTTAATGAACGCCAACCGACAAACACAAATCACTCATACTAAGAATCAGCTCACATGTTATCCACATGCTGAGTTGGATTTTGGTTCAGGAGAGTCTGTCACTTTCAAAGTTCCTTATTGCTCCATGTACCCACAATCTCCTATCAATGATACTGATTGGAGTAAAGCCGAACTTTGGATGTTAAATACTTTCGCCGGCCTAACAGCTGGAGAAAGTGCAGTTCTTTCAGTGTACGGTTACATGGATGATATTTCCCTTGTTATCCCCAGAGCCCAATCCGCTGATGCAGAAATGG